TTAGGTATTAATGAAACAACAATGGCTGACGGCAGTAAGGTTACTGTAAAGGACGGCTTTCATTGTAGGATACCAAAAGCAAGAGAAGATGAAGCATTAGACTATTTAAGAAGCAATGATCTTGGTGATATAATCAAGAATCAAGTTTCAACAAGTTTCGGAACGGGTGAAGACAATATGGCTGGAGATTTAGCTGGATATATAGAACAGAACTTCGGTATCACCCCTGACGTGAAAAAATCAGTGCACCCCTCGACACTGAAGGCGACTCTTAAAAAGCGCCACGAAGAGGGACTAACGGACCCTGACGATCTCTTTGGGATCTTCATACGTCCAGAAACCAAAATAATAAAAGGAAAAAAATAATGAACGAACAAGCAACAACCAAGAAACAAGTAGCGGTTAAAAACTCTACTGCAGTTGCCGCACCTTCTATCGACTTGTCGTTGGTAGCACAGGATGCGGGTCAAGGTCTATCAGAGGTAAACATGGATACAATCCAAATACCTTTTCTTAAAATTCTTAGCTCAATGTCTCCGCAGACTAAAAAGCAAAAGAAAGAATACGTAGACGGAGCAGAAGAGGGCATGATTTTCAACACTGTCACAGAAGAATTGCATGGCGGTGCTGAAGGTATCAAGGTCGTACCCTGTTACTTTGAACCCGTAGCACTAGAATGGACAAATAGAGGTGAAGGTTCAGTAGCCCCTATCGTGCATCCTGTGGATACTCCGCTCTGGGATAAAACTCAAAAAGACGAGCTGGGTAAAGCTAGGCTTCCGCAGGGCACTTATCTAGAACGGACTCACAATCATTACTGCCTCCTTATTGACAGCCAAGGATTTACTAGCCAAGTCCTTATATCAATGAAGGTGAGTGGACTATCCAAATCCAGAAAATGGAATAGTCTTGTCATGGCTGCAAAGGTCAAGAATGGTGAGCAAGTTATCAATCCCCCAAGTTGGTATTACACATATAGTCTTACTACTAGACCGCAAACCAATGACAAAGGTGACTGGTACGGCTGGGATATTAAAAGGAGCGATCCTGTTTCAGCAGATGTCTATGCCGAAGGTAAAGCATTTCATGCGTCAGTGAAAAAAGGTGGCGTTGAAGTTAATTATGAGCAAGAAAGCACAGGCTCAGAAAAAACTGACAACGAGAATCCTTTTTAATTATTGAGGGGGCTTCGGCCCCCTTTTACATATGGAAGCGTATCAAAAATTCAAAGAAGTCTTTAGTGGGCTAACGAGAGCCCATGGAGTATTCTACAAAGGTGAAACAAAAGAGACAGGAAAAGTCGGTGGCAAAGCTTATATCATCAAAGAAGAAGTCACAGACAAGCACTGGAGGGATCATGTTGAAGGTATTGACCCTAGTCTTGGTATTATCCCCATACGTGATGATGCTACTTGCTCTTGGTCTTGCATTGATGTTGACGATTACTCCATAGATGTTCGTAAGACAATTGACAAATACACAAAATTAAATCTACCTATTATACCTTGCCGATCTAAGTCGGGAGGTTTTCATTTATTTATTTTCTTTGCAGAGCCTGTACCTGCAAAAGATGCTATTAAAAAATTAACAGAGATTGCTTCTGTTCTCGGTTTTGCAGACTGCGAGGTGTTTCCAAAGCAAGAAACACTCAATGCCGAACGTGGAGACACAGGAAACTTTCTCAACCTACCTTACTTTAAGGGAGATCTGTCTGGAAGATACGCAATGGGAGGCTCAGGGCAAGCTTTGACCATGGAAGAGTTCTTCGATCTTGTTTCTCAGAAGGCTATCACACATGAACAGCTTAGAAACCTATCTGTAAAGCCCTTAAAACAGAAAAAGACCACATTTGACGGCCCTCCATGCATCGAAATACTCCAAAACATGGGTATTTTCGAAGGATCGAGGGATGATGTGGTATTTCACTACTGTGTCTATGCCAAAAAGAAGTATGGACCAGGTGAGTGGCAAACCAAAGTCATGGAATTTAACACAGCGTACTGCAAACCACCGATGGGTTACGATCAAGTTAAGCTCAAGATAGATCAACACGAAAAAAAAGACTACGGCTACAAGTGCAAGGACGTACCGATGAGGTCTCACTGTGATAGTTCCAAGTGTCGTATCAGAAAGTTTGGTATTGGTCGTGATGATGTAGAGATGGACATAGCTAATCTTACAAAGCTAGAGTCTGATGAGTCTGTATGGCATCTCGATGTAGACGGATCACGGATCACGGTCACCACCGATGAGCTGATGGACCAGAGATTATTTAGAAAAAAAGTTTTAGAGACACATACAAGCTTACCTGTAGAAATGTCTAAAAGAGACTATGAGGCACGAATCAGAGAACTGCTAGAACAGTGCGAGATAATAAAGATGCCTAAAGAAGTAACCAAAGAAGGTAGATTCTATTCTCACTTGGAAGACTTCTTATACAATCAAGCTATTGCAGATGAGATAGAAGATGTCTTGAATCACTGTGTGTGGAAGAGTGAAGGTAAGATGTATTTTCAGTTATCAAGCTTGGAGAGATACTTACGTAAGATTCAGTTCAAAGAGTTTTCAACAACACAAATGGGATCACTGATCAGGGACAAAGGTGGAGACTCAAAGCTTCATCGTGTCAACAAGAACACTACAAAGAATTTATTCTTTATACCTGACCCACGACCTCAAGTAGAAAACAAATTAAATGTACCTAAAGTAAAAGATGATGTCCCATTCTAAAATAAAAAAGATCTACGGACCACCGGGCACAGGTAAAACAACTTTCTTACTCAATATTGTAGAGAAAGAATTAGAAAGTAATTTAACACCAGAGGACATAGGCTTTGTGGCATACACTAAGAAAGCAGCAAGTGAAGCTATAAGTAGAGCATCACATAAATTTAAGCTTGATCAAAAAGATTTTAAATATTTTAGAACAATACATAGCTTGGCGTTTCAATGTCTAAGCTTATCTACAAATGATGTAATGAAACCCAAACACTACATGGAAGTATCGGATGCAATGAAAGTTGATCTGGCACCAAAAGATATACATGATGATGACGGCAATTTTATTCAACAAGATCCTTATTTAAAAATTATAGATCTGTCTCGTATCACAGGAGTGGGTTTGTATGACACCTTTTCAAAGTTCGGTCACATCGTAGGTGGTTGGAGAAAGCTAGAACAGATTGCGGAGTATCTCAAAGAGTTCAAAAAAACTAGAAAATTATATGACTTTACTGACATGCTGTTAGAGTTTAATCTCAAGCCTGAAATATGGCCAGAGATAGAGGTATTAATAGTTGACGAGGCGCAAGACCTATCGCTCGTCCAATGGCAAGTTATCACAAACCTCATATCGAAATGTAAAAGGGCATACATCGCTGGCGATGATGACCAAGCTATATTTAAATGGGCGGGTGCTGATGTTAATACATTTCAGTCTTATCCTGGCACTTCTGTTGTACTCAATAAATCCTATCGTATCCCCAAGTCCCACCACTTCGTGGCATCCAAGATCGTTAGAAATATTAAAGACCGAGTTGAAAAAGAATGGGAAGCTAAAGATGAAGAGGGCAAGGTTGTTACAGTCTATTCACATGAGGCAATACCCTACAAAGATAAAGAATGGCTCGTCCTTGCAAGGACTAAATACATACTTAATAAAGTTGAAAAGTTCTTCTTGGAACAGGGTTTCTACTACGCACGCTTTGGACAAAGTAGCATAGCTGACAAACTAAAGCACGCCATAGCATCTTGGAATAAAATATCAGAGGGTGAAAGTGTGGCTCTAGATGGTGTTAAAGCTATGTACGAGCACATGAGTTCAGGACTGGGTGTTCAACGTAACTTTAAAAACCTTAAAAACCTTGATGATAAAGAAAAGTTTGACTACGAGAAGCTGATGTTTAATCACGGCTTATTGATAGATAAGAACGCTACATGGTATCAAGCACTAGACAAGATACCCTATGGTAAGGTAATGTATATAAGGCAATTAATGAAGCGAGGAATCAATATTTGGCAAAAGCCTCAGATAGAAATTTCAACAATACATGGAGCAAAAGGTGGAGAAGCAGACAATGTTGTCTTGCTGTTAGACCTATCTCGTAAATCAGAAGAAGCTTTGATTAACAATCCCGATGATGAACACAGAGTATTTTATGTTGGTGCAACACGTGCCAAGAAAGAGTTATGGCTTGTACGTTCAGAAACAGATCGAGAATACTTGGAGGTGATAAGATGAGAATTACATATCAAAACGGAAAATTATTTATCAATTTAAGAAAAGACGAAGCAGAAAATGTTTATCACAATATCGGTAAGCCTAGTGAAATAGATATAGGAAACATAGTTGTGTTACATGAAGACATAGCTAACATTGTAAAAGAAAGATTAAAAGAAAACGATCAGTGGTGGGATAAGATTCCACATGGTCCAAGCATGGGAGACTGATGACAATACAAAATCCACTGTTTCAACCACCGAGTGAGTGGGTCTGTCCAGAGTATATTGATTACAAAGGACAAAGCCCTGTCGCTATAGATTTAGAAACTTACGATCCAGGAATCAAGGACCACGGGCCAGGTTGGGCTACAGGTAATGGTAAAGTAGTGGGTGTTGCAATCGCATGGGATGGTTTCAAAGGTTACTTTCCTATTGATCACGATGCACCAGGTAACTATGACAAGGGTGTTTTTATGAGACAGTTTCAAGACTTGTTAGATAGATGTCCTGAGATTGTTTGCCATAACGCTATGTATGATGTCGGCTGGATGAAACGTATGGGCATGAAAATTACTTCTAAGATTTGGGATACGATGCTCATGGCACCTATCCTTGATGAGAACAGAATGAGATACTCACTTAACGCACTAGCTAAAGACTATCTGGGCGAAAAGAAATCAGAAGCCTTGTTATATGAAGCTGCAAAGGATTGGGGTGTCGATGCAAAGAATGATATGTGGAGATTACCACCTATGTATGTGGGTCCTTATGCAGAGCAAGACGCAGAGCTTGCCTTAAAATTATATGATGTGTTTATGAGAGAGATACACGCTCAAGACTTATCACACATCAACGAGTTAGAACACCAGGTCCTACCAGTCTTGATTGACATGAAGTGGCATGGTGTCAAAGTTGACATAGACCAAGCTGAACAAAGTAAGAAGAAACTCTTGGAAAAAGAACAAACAAACTTACAGAACATCAAGAATGAAACGGGTGTCTCTATAAATGTTTGGGAAGCTAAGTCTATATCTAAAATGTTCGATGCGTTAAATCTTCCATACGCACGAACCGAACTGACGGGTGCTCCTAAATTCGATAAACATTTCCTCCGCACTCATGGACACCCGTTGGTTCAAGCTATCGCAGAAGCAAGAGAATATAACAAAGCGAGAACTACTTTTATTGATACAATTTTAAAGCATGAACATAAGGGAAGAATACATGCAGAGATAAACCAATTGCGAGGAGATGGTGGAGGCACAGTCACAGGTAGACTGAGCTATAACACACCTAACCTACAACAAGTTCCCGCCTCTAAGGTTTTAGGGTCGATGATACGCTCGATCTTTAAACCTGAGGAGGGGAAGAAGTGGGGTGCGTTCGACTACTCACAGCAAGAGCCACGACTTGTGGTTCACCTTGCCAGCTTGACCGCTGGTGGGTTGAAAGGGGCTGATGAATTTGTCAACGCATACCATGACAATCCCAACACGGACTTCCACACAATGGTGTCTGAGATGGCTAAAATAGACCGTAAAAAGGCTAAAACAATCAACCTAGGGCTGTTCTACGGCATGGGTAAGGGTAAACTATCAAGTGAGCTGGGTTTAACACCAGGTGAAGCTGAGGATCTTTTTGAGAAGTATCACAATCGTGTTCCTTTTGTAAAAGAGATGATTGAGAGAACTATGAAGAAGGCCGCTGATGTAGGACACGTGCGTACATTGTTAGGTCGCAAATGTCGATTTGACTTGTGGGAACCTTCACGCTACGGGGTCCACAAACCACTGCCCAGGGACGAAGCCGAAAGAGAACATGGCAAACAAATTAAAAGAGCGTTTACTTACAAAGCACTTAACAAAATTATACAGGGATCAGCTGCTGACATGACAAAGAAAGCTATGGTTGATTTACATAACGAAGGGATTGTCCCTCACATACAAGTCCATGATGAGCTTGATTGTTCATTTGAAAACGATATGGAAAAAGATAGGATCATAGAGATAATGCAGAATGCAGTAAAACTAGAAGTACCTGTCAAGCTTGACTGTGAGGAAGGGCCATCATGGGGCGAGGCGAGCTAGATAAGAAGAAAGACGAAAAGGTAGAAGCCACGCTATGTCCTAATTGTTCTTTTGAACACGTAACAGTTCCTATGTTCAGAACTAAAACAGATCATTATCATTGTTTGTTATGTCAAAACTCTTACGAGAAAAGAGTCAATGGCAGAACTATCTTTACTGTTGTTGAAGAAGAACCAGAAGTTGAGTTCGAAGCAGACTTTAAAGTTTAGCACACAAGATTTGCAATAAAAACAAAACCAAAAATTACTTTTCTGTGTATAACAACATCATGGAAATTTTAAAGAAACTATCAAACTTTTTTACACTCGAGCCTAACGCTGATGCAGCTATTAAACAATGGCTACAAACTGAGTATAAAAAGGATTGGCATGGTGCTTACATTCAATTCAAAATGGATGGTACTCTTCCTAATCATGTAAGAAGAACTCTATAATAAATCTTCTAGTACACCCGTCTGCACACAATTAAAGTTTAAAACGATACTGGGATCACGACTCATTAGGTCATCTCGAATGACAGTGTAATATTGAGAGCAGTCTTCTAGATTGTCATGTATGACCTCTGAAGCCAACTTCACACATTTCTGATCCAAGCCTGCGCCAATGCAAGCCCAACCTACTAATAAAAATTTTAACATTCAATCTCCTTGACTTTTATGCCTTAACTCTTATATTATAATAAGAAATTAGGACATGGCATATATTATACTAACATCTTTAATATTAGTTACACTGATATTTTATTTTAGATGGTTTATGGCACTAGGTCTAATTCTTATTTTTATATTAAACTATTTAGGAGTTATTTAATGGATGCAACGAAATACAAATCTATCGCAATCAAAGTAGATGTTTATGGTAAAGCAAGACCCATGGCAGAAGCTGATTATTGCACAATGGGTGGATTTATTACAAAGCTAATAGAACAAGAAGCAAAGAAAAGAGGAGGAAGAAATGAGCGTAGAAATATCAAATGATAAACTGTTCATATCACACTTACGTAAAGCAGTTAAGTACCTAAGAACAGACGAGGGTACAGACTTAGAAGAAACTGCACGAGTTTTAAATAAGTTTGCTGATCTCAAGCAAGGCTACATGGATCTGGCAGAAGCAGAACATGAGAAGTTTGTAACACAGGCCAGAGAATACTCTTGGTCTGATTACAAAATGGATGCCGTTGAAGAAGCTGAAAGAGAAAGCAATTAACAAGTTCCGGCTGCGCCGATCCAGACCGGTTAAGGCAGATGTATAACCTTTTTGGTGAAAAGCTGTAAGTATTGATGCTTTTATCCTTTCGAGTGGTCAATCTTAGGTCGGCTAAACAAGGGAGAGAACATGAAATTTAAACCTACACACGAACACATGGACGGCAGAGGCATGTCGGTGAGATACGCTGAAATGCGTGATAATAGAAGAGCAGCAAGGCGAAAAGCTGAGCAAATTATGGGTAAAAGTTATTTTACAAACCCGAATGAATCACTAGAATTAGATCATGGACATAAACATGATTACCGAAGACCTGGAGTCACTGATCTCCAGACGAATGGTTCTTGATCTTATCGAGAACGATGTTGACTATTTTAAAAATAAAAAACAGAAGGTGGAGGCTCTACGAGCTTGCGCTGATATCTGGGGTCACGAATTAGTTGGTGATACTAAAGATTTACAAGAGGCTACACGCCGATTAATTATCCAAAAAATGAGTAAATTAAAGAACGGAAATGTGTTATCTTTCCCAAGATGATTAGAGATATTATAAAAGTTGTGGAGATATTTACAAAAGTCTCAGATCCTCCCGAAATGAAGGAGAGTCTAATGTATCGTGTGATATATAGGGACGGCGGTAAAGATGAATTCACGCACGAACAGTGGCATGAAATAGTGACCATGGGTAGTAAGGCTTTGCACAATAGTCAAAGCCCACAAACCGCATAGTTTAGTTATTTTTTTTCTACTAACTGAGCCTGTAAATAGGCTATGACGAGGTACGCTTCCTCGAGTTTTTTTTGTGTTTCTTCCATGATAACCTCCTTTGATTGCATAAGTGCGTACCTACCACCTTATCAAAGTCCAATTTAATAAGTCAATAAATCTTTGCTCTTGACATTTATTTTTGTTATGTTCCTAGTAGTACAAAGTTTATAAACCACGGACCAAGGACCAAGGAGCAGAATTATGGCAACAAAACCAACCGCCGCTAGAGGCAAAACAACCACAAAAGGTAAGCTTAAAAAAGCAGTAAAAGCAATTATGGAAAGATCAGAACTAATAGGTGATCCTTCTAAAGGTAAAGGAATGTCTCCAGGTGCCATGGGTGGTAAAACTGTAGAAGACATGGATCTAGGAAAGATGAGACAGAGAGTTGATGCTATTGCAAGTAGTATTGGCACTGGAGTCGGTGGCGCTATAGGTAAAAAATTAAGAAATAAATTTAACAAAGATACATTTGATGACGGCGGTGTAGTAGATATGACTACTGAGGTTGACGTTGAGTAATACACTTGCCTATGCGAATATGCTTCGAAAGAAGAAAAAGGTAAAAAAGAAAAAGCCTAATATAACTAACATGAAAAGTTTATCTAAAGCAGTCCTTGGTCGAAAACGTGGTGGTAAAGTCTAATGGCACCTTTTTTTCAAAAAACAAAAACAGCTGGTCCAGTATCACCAGGTACAGGAGTTGCTCCAGGTAGTCTAAGAACGTCTAATCAGAAAAAAAGAATGCAGGATAGACAGACTAATGACTCTGCCAGCTTTGCTAATTACTTACCTCCCGTTGATAATTCAAATAATAATAACAATTCAGGTATAGAAGCTTTTAATTTTAATAATGCACCAGGTGGTGGTGAAGGTAGTGGATCGTATAACGCAACTACTGCCGCTCAGACTATGTTAGGTGATAACTATTATAATAAAGCGATGAAGTTTATGTCAGCAGAACAACTCAATGATCAGATTGCGAAAGCACAGAGTTATGGACGCGGTATAGATTTGACACAGTTTAAAAGTAATTTAGATAAGTTTGAAGGTTTCCAAAATGCAAACGGAGAACCTTTTAATTTTGAGGGTACACAGTATCTCAATGTTTCCGATCCTATGATCACGGCCAACGCACCAACACTCGCACAACTTATGGGTGACATCGGTGGTGGTATAAGTGATATGATGGGAGCGGGCGCCGATTTTATTTTGGGCGGTGGAACCATGGGTAGAGTATTTGGTGGCTTAAAAGATAAGTTTGCACAGGGTAAAAATTTTGTAGGTGAATTAACAAATCCAGGAGATATTAGGGGTAGAGTCAATGCGCTTAGTGATGAACAACAGAGAAGGTACTATCAACTACTACCCACTATGACATATCAACAGGCTTTTGAACAAGCTTCAGGTCAGGCTTTTGCTAGAGGCGGGATCACTAGTTTAAATTAGGGATGTCCCTTATTTCTTCTATCATACCTTTAGGGATCGTGGTCGACCGACCAAACTCTTTTGACCCTACAATTAGATCAGCTATCAATGTAATAGAGACTTCTGTTTCTTTGAGAACGAGGCCATAACTATGGACCAAGGCCACATCTTCCAATTTATCAATGTCTTCTGGATCGTACCAACCAGACGGATGCTCAACGGTATCGAGCCACGAAACACGGACCAATCTCATGTAAACCAATATATATATTATTCTACAGAAATTAAATCTAAAACCGCGCGAAATGAGCAAAATCGGTTTACATATTTACAAAGTAGTAAAAAGATATATATATCGCGGGTTCCCTCTGTAAATAAGTTGTTAAACGGTTGTAAACGAGCACTAACATATTTACAACATTTGGCGATAAATAAGGCTTTTTGGAGGGTAACTTACTAAAGTAAGGTAAAAAACATGCCAAAAAAAGCACAAAAAACACTCGAATTGACCCCAAAACAGGCACAATTTGTCAATATTTTCATCGAAAAGGGCACAATTCAGAGTGCAAAACAGTGCGCAATTGATGCAGGATACTCAGAAGGTATTGCTGTAGTGGTTGCCAGTAAACTGCAAAACCCAAAATACTACCCACATGTCGTTGACGAACTTGAAAGACGACGTGCAGAACTGAATAGGAGATACTCCATTTCCTATAAAACTCACATACAAAAACTAGCTGAACTACGAGATAGTGCAGAGGCTGCCGGTAATTATACTGGAGCTATCGCTGCCGAAAAGTATCGTGGCATGGTAGCTGGTTTGTATATAGACAGGAAAGAGATCATGCATGGAACTATCGATCAGATGACTGTCGGAGAGGTAGAGGACAAACTTATTGAACTTAGAAAGAAATTATCCATTCCTGGCGAGTTTGAGGTTATTGCACAAGACAGCGTGGAAGGGGAACCTAGCGGAGAACCTGGCGATAACATTCTTATTGAAGAAGGGGAATCTGATATTCAAGACAATACATGATACTGGATGTGTTGATATAGTGACGATTGATAAGCGTGGACAGATCCATCTTTATGATGTGAAATCCGTTTCTCGTTATCATTCGGGTAAGAAAAAAGGTAGAAGAATTAGCAGGAGTAGAACTGCTTATCAAAAAAAATTGGGGGTAGAACTACTGTTTGTTGACTTAGATAATAACAAATGTTGGATTACAGATCATGTCTGAAGAGAGAAATCTTTGGGCACAACTCAAACGCAACACTAAAGGTGTTGTATGGACAAGGATTGAGTCCAGCACAGGGCTGGGAATACCTGATTTGTTTGGTTTTTATAAGCGACCATTTTGGGTTGAACTAAAGATAATAAAGAACAATCGTTTGAACTTTTCTGCACACCAAATAGCGTGGATAAATAGACATTACTCTATTGGCTGTCCTGTGTTTGTACTTGCCAGAGACCCTCTTCCGAAGACCCTCAAATTATTCTCAGGGTCCATTGTCCGTGATCCGACCTCCATTTCCGATAAGCCTACATTATGCGAACCCGGTCCAGGGAGCTGGGACCTCCTGCTGCATCTGCTGGGACACTGGTCTCCTGACGTAAGCTCATCTGCCCGTCTCCATTAGTCCATTACCTTAAAAGAAATTTTCCATTCTCCATTACTTATAGTCTCCTGACCCCGGATGGACATTCAGGAGCTGGTGCAGCCAGACCAGGCAGAGCTGTTGGTTGACACTGAGTGTGTCCTGTGCTAACGATTAGGTCTTCCTTCTTTGTTTAAGTTAGCCAAACATAAACAAACGGCGACTCGGCAACGGGTCGCCATCAACTTTCCATTCTCCATCTGCCCTACAAAATTTGTTTTGGACTATAGTATTGAAGAACCTCCCCCGGAGCTG